CCCGCGGGGTGATGGCGTGAGAATGTGAGATCGTGAATAATTGATAGATTTATACAACGGCAACAACGCCTAACACGTCTCACTTAATTCTCACAATCATCTCACGGGCCGTGAGGCGTTGATTGAATTGTATATTATGGTGAAATGGTCATGGGTACTGACGCAAACGGGGTGAAAACCGCGGTTGATCTAGTGCTTAACGCCATGGGCGCGCCAGAGCCCGCGCCAGAGCCCGAACAAATCGACCTTGAAGACCTGTTGGGCTTGCCGCGGCCGATCGTGCCGCAGGAGGGCGCGCCAGAGCGACGCGGGCCAGGGCGCCCGGCCGGCTCACGCAATCGGCGCACCATCCAATGGGTTGACTACCTGCTGAAGCGCTATGCGAGCCCGCTTGAAGTGCTCGCGCAGATGGCGACGACTCCAACCGATGAACTCAAGAATTCGCTTGGATGCAGCGCTTTAGAGGCGTTTCAGGAAAAGCGCCACGCCGCTATCGCGCTCGCGCCGTTCCTCCATCAACGCCAACCGCTGGCGCTCAACGTCACAGAGCGCCGCGTGGTCTATCTCACCATTTCCGCGGAAAAGCCCGCCGCTCGCACCATCGATGCGGAGTCCGTGACGCTTGAAGCCGAACTAGTTCCGCGGAAATCCGATATCCAGTCAGAGGGTCAAGGTGAACCAAGCGCATGAATTCATTGCGCTTATTGCGCTGCGCATCATGCGAGTCTGTGTCATGGGTTCGCCATGGGGTCATGAGCCGAAGCTAACCCATTGAAATCGCTACCATTAGGAAAGGTTAAGAATTCCTTACTTCCGACCCCCGTACCCCGGTTTTCGGCGCTCGCCCGGCTAGGGGGCCTGTGCATGTGACCGGATAAGGCTCGGCCGGAGTTTGTGGAACGCGACAGGAATGTTGTCTCAAACGATGGGGAGGGGTGCGGGCGATGGAAAGAGAATTCAGCGGGCCGGGGCTGGGGTCAGACGATCCCCGCAACGCCAGCGTGGCAATCCAAGGGCTCGGCCGCGACGTGGCCGGCGTGGTCACAGCCGCGATCGAGGTTGTCGAGGATCACGTGCGCGACTGTCAGGCGTCCGTGATCCTGGCGGAAGCCAAGGTGCGCAAGAGGGCCGCTGAGACGCATGGCGGCATGGCGCAGGCGTGGCGCTTCTTCGCGAGCCCGGCCGTCCTGGACCTCGCCAAAGCGCTCCGCGAGCTAGGGCGCGGGACGCCGGGCGGTGCCACATGATGCCGTCCGCCTATGAGGCCGGTGACCTGATCGAATGGTCCGAAGTCGATTACGTCGCCGTCCACCACCTGGACCCGGCCGTCCGCGGCGCCATGGAGCATATCGGCGGCACGGAACTGCGCGTGCTCGCGGCGCAGTACGGCGTTCGCATCGGCGAAATCTTCTACAGCCAAAAGCCCGTCGCCGGCGTCGCCGGCGCGATCACCTATCGCGCGTGGTCATTCGTCGAAGGGGCTTGTCATGGGGAGTACGAGGAATGAATGACGATGCCAGCGCAGCGACCGCAACGACCGCCTACGTTCACGGAGTCGCCACCGACAAGGCCAATCGCGACCGCGACGACTTCACGCCGACGCCGCCCGAAGGCACGCGGCGCCTGTTGGCGGTGGAGAAGTTCGAGGGTGGCATCTGGGAGCCCGCTTGCGGGGCCGGGGATATCGTCAAGGAACTGCTGGCGGCCGGCTATGCCGACGTGCTCGCCACCGACTTGATCGATCGCGGACATGGGCAAGGCGGGATCGATTTCCTACTGGACTACCAGACGACCGCCGACAACATCGTGACCAATCCGCCCTACAAGTTCGACGACGAATTCGTGTGGCACGCGCTCAATCGATCGCGCCGCAAGGTCGCCATGCTGCTGCGGCTGGGTTGGATTGCCGGCAGCAAGCGCCGCAAGTTCATCGAGTCGACTCCGCTCGCGCGCGTGCTGATATTCAGCGGGCGCTTGCAGATGCAGCGCGGCCGCCTGCCCGAAAAGGGCGACGGCAAGACCATGGTCGATTCGGCTTGGTACGTCTGGGAGAAAGGCCATGTCGGCTTGCCGCTGGTGCGCCTGATATGAACGGCGCCGATGGGCTGTTCATCAATTGGAAGCCGCCGGGCCCGGTCGCCGGCGCCTTCATGCACAGCAGCGCGCGCGTGCAGGCGATCATGGGCCCGCTCGGCTCCGGCAAGACGCAAACCGTCTTCACGAAATGCGTCATGCTGGCCGCGGCGCAGAAGCGGAGCCCGATCGACGGCCGCCGCTACTTCAAGGTTTGCGTGGTGCGCGACACCTACCGCAAGCTGTGGGATACGACCATCCAAAGCTGGTTCAAGCTCATCCCGCAGGATGCCTGCTTGTGGTCCGGCGGCAACGGCGACCCCGCGAAATGCGTGGTCAACATGCGGCTGGGCGAGAACGACGAAGCCCGGCTGTTCCTCGACTTCATCGCGATCGGGGAGCAACGCGCCGAAGAAGCGATGCGCGGCTATGAGCCGTCGGCGTTCTACTTCAACGAAGCCGACTTGTTGGAGGAAGACGTATTCACGCACGCGATTTCGCGCATCGGCCGCTACCCCGACATGCGGCATGGCGGCCCGTCCTGGTACGGGATGCTCCTCGATTTCAACGCGCCCAACGTCGAAAATTGGGTCTATCAGCGGATCGTGCAGGCGATCGAGCCCGGCATCGCGTTCTATCGCCAGCCCTCGGCAATGTCGGCCGATGCCGAAAACCTCCCCAACCTGCCGCCGGACTACTACGACAACCTGGCGCTCAATCAGCCGGACTGGTGGAAGCGACGTTTCATTAGGAATGAATACGGGTTCTCGCGCGATGGCAAACCGATCTACCCGGAATTCGTCGATAGCCAGCACGTCCACAGCGTCCCGCTGGTGCCGGTGCGCGGGCTCCCGCTGATCCTCGGACTCGATGCCGGCCTGTCGCCCGCGGCCGTCGTTACCCAGCATATGCCGAATGGGCAATGGCGCGTTTACGAGGAAGTGATCGGCGAAGTCGGCACCGGCGCTTCCCGCTTCGGCGAGACCATCGCGCAAGTGCTGCGCGATCGGTACGAGGGTTGGCGCACCATCAGCGCGTGGGCGGACCCGTCGGCGTCCTACGGCGGCGACAAGTACGACGAAGCCGGCGGCGCCACCTGGATCGAGCTAGTCGGTGCCAAGGCCGGGATCATGATTCTGGCGGCGCCGTCCAACAATCCGACCGTGCGCTGGGAGGCCGTGCGCCGCCCGCTCACGCGCTGGATCGATGGGCAACCGGGTTTCGTCATATCGCCGGTGTGCCGCGTGCTGCGCGCCGGCTTCAACAGCAGCTATCGCTTTCGCCAGATGCACGTGCCGGGCGCGCCGCGCTACGACGAACGGGCCGAGAAGAATTCCGCCAGCCACATTCACGACGCCTTGCAGTACGCGCTTTCGGGCGGCGGCGAGGACTTGGAGCTTGGCGAGCGGCAAAAGTATTTCACGACGGCGGAGCATCTTCCGCGCGAATCGCCGCCCTACAATCCATTCGGGAATTCATGACGGGATCATTGCATCTGCCATGGCGGGAACGTTGCCGCATCGGTCGCGAAGTACGGCGCGCGCGCGAACAGACTCCGCCCGTGCAGTGGAAGGAACTTGAGCAGCGATTCGGCCGCTCGCGTGAACAGCTATGGCGCGACGAACGCGAGTCGCGAAGTCTCACACCGTTGCACGTCCTGCTAACAGAGCGGGAACACTTTGCAACAAATGTTACATCGCGGGGGATTGCCGACGATTCGCCATCGGATGCAGCTTGTCCGCTCGCCGCCCGTGCGGTGGGGGATGACGGATGAAGCGCCGATGGACTCGCTACCCGGCTAGGCCATCCGCCCGTTTAAGGCGCTGGCCTTCGCGTCACAGGGGCCGGTGATGGCGCGAGCGGCAACAGCGACAGACACGGTGCAGACTCGCCCGCCGACTCCGGCCATCGCCGCGCACGAACAGTGCGGCAATTGCCGTTTCTGGCTGGCGCCCGCCGCGACCGCGCCGGAATACAACCGCGGCGTCTGCCGCGAGAATCCGCAGAACGTCCCCAAGCTGGTGAAGGAATGGTGCGGCAGGTGGCAACGGAAGGATTCGCGACATGCGACGTAGCCTTGGAACCCGCGTGCAACAGAACTTTTCGCAGATTCGCTCGCCGTCGTGCCAGCCCAACGGACGCTTTGCCGGCGATGTCGGAATGAATGCCCGCATCGTCGGCGCCATCACCCTCTCGTTCACGGCGCCGACGACGATCAACGTGCCGGGCGCCGCCGGCGTGGTCGCGAAATTCCCGGTGGGAATGCGGATCATGGTGGACGGCTCGAATCTCAACGACGGCGAGCATATGGTGCAGAGCGCCGACGCGACGCATATCTTCGTCTATGCGCCCAACGGCGTGAAGACGGAGGGCGCGCCGCCCGTCGCCGGCAGCCTGCCCGAAATCCGGTCGGTGTAGCCATGGCCGGGTATGACACGAAGGGCGCCGGCATGGCGCCGCGAATCCTCGAAGTCTTCCGCAACGTCGCCGCGATCGTGCCGACGGACGGCCTGCAAGTCGGGCCGTTCATGGCGCTCATGTGCGCGGTCGCCGGCAATATCGCGCTGGTGCCGACGAACAGCGTGACGCCGGTGGTGATCCCGGTAGTCGCCGGCGTGCTCTATAGGATTGCATTCCAGGGCGTGCAGGCCACGGGCACCACCGCAACCGGCATCATCGGGCTCGGATGAAATGGCGCAGGCAGGACCGGACCCGGATTACGACTATCTGGCGCTGTTGCCGGATGGCGTGGTGCTCACGCGCGAAATCGAGCAGGGCTTGGCGCAGGCGTACTACGCGAACGGCTGGGAGCCGTTGACGCAAGACCAAATCATCGCCGTCACGGGACCGTCGCCGCCCTACCCTGCCAGCCTGCCCCGCTTCCCCGATTCCAACCCGCCGCCGCGCCTCGGGTGATCCCATGACAGCCATGTTCTCGAAACCGAAGGCGCCGCCGGTCCTGCCGGCCCCGACAAGCGCCGACGCACAGGCCGCGGCGCAGGCGCAGCGCATGGCCGCGGCGAGCGCGATGGGGCGGCAGCAAACCATTCTCACATCCGGGCTCGGCGATACCTCGACGCCGATCACGGCGCAAAAGCAATTGCTGGGCGCGTGATGGGCGGATTCAGCACAGGCGCCAGCCCGGCGGTGATGCAGGCGCTTGCCGGCGGCAATTTCGGCGGTGCCAAGATGCAGCGTGACGACGGCGCCGGCGAGGGACGGGCGGGCTATCAGTATCACGCCTTCGGCCAGCCGATGGGCGGCGCGTCGCCGACGATCTTGACGAAGGGATTCCCCGGCGTCGGCAAGCTGCTGGGCGGTGCCGTGGCGAAGCTGGGGACTTGAAGCCGTGTCCGATCTCGCCAAGGGAATCATGCAGCGCTACGACAAGCTGAAGGGCGACCGCGGCACGTTCGAGACGCATTGGCAGGACGTGGCGGACTTCATGATCCCGGAACGCGCGGACTACGTGACGCAGCGGTCGCCGGGTGCCAAGCGGATGCAGAAGGTTTTCGACGCGACTCCGATCCTGGCCTTGGAGCAATTCGCCGCCGGCCTGCACTCGCTGCTGACGAGTCCCAGCCTGCGGTGGTTCACGTTGAAGACGCGCGATGAACGGTTGAACGCGATCGATCGTGTCAAGCTGTGGCTGGAAGACACGACAGAGCGCATGTACACGATCTTCAACGGGCCGCACCACAACTTCGCATCGCAGAGCAACGAACTCTACCTCGATATCGGCTCGATCGGCACGGGCGTGATGGCCGTGCTCGAAAGCCGGCGCTCCGGCATCCTGTTCACGACGCGCAACCTGAAAGAATGCGTGATCGCGGAGAACGAGGAAGACCGCATCGATACGCTCATCCGCTGTTGGCAGTGGAGCGCTAAGCAGGCGGCGCAGGCATGGCCGAAGTCGGATTTGTGTCCTAACGGCTGCGGCGAGAAGGTCGGCAAGGCGCTCGAAAAGCGGCCCGATCAAATGTTCCGTTTCATGCATTCCGTGCGCCCGCGGATGGAGCGCAATCCCGATCGCAGCGGCGAAGCGCGGCACATGCCCTACGAGAGCGTGTATATCTCTGTGGAAGACGGGGAGGAAATTTCCGTCAGCGGCTTCCCCGAATTCCCCTACATGGTGCCGCGGTTCTCCAAGATCACGAACGAAACCTATGGCCGCGGGCCCGGCATGATGGCGCTGCCGGACGTGAGAATGTTGAACGCCATGGTTTGCACGGTGCTGACGGCGGCGCAGAAGATCGTCGATCCGCCGTTGCAGATTCCCGATAGCGGCTTCGTCATGCCGATCAAGACGATGCCCGGCGCCTGGAACTACTACCGCCGCGGGCTCCCGCAAACCGATCGCATTTCCCCGATCGAGACGCGCGGCAACATTCCGATCGGCGAGGAATTGATTGCTGGACTGCGGCAGCAAATCATCCGGGCGTTCTATGTCGAATGGATGATGATGCCCTCGGACCCGGCGGACCCGGCGGCGGCCGGCAAGGGCGTGACGGCGA